ATTATTAGGCCAAGCATAAAGCCTTTAATCTTTGCATCCTGTTCATTCTTTTCTGCTACATATTTGGGTACGTGGGTATCTGTATTTCCATAGTTCATAACGACTGCATTTTAATTGTTATAAGTTTTTTATCTGTTGGGGTTAATCTGCTCCATTCATATCTTACGAGTCCTGCTAATTCTGGATCTTTTTCACAAACTGCTTCCCAGTTTTTAGGCTCAATCAAAGCCATGACTTTAATTAACGCTTGGTTCTGGGTAGCTATAGAAGCCTTCTTAGCCTCATCATAAGATTTGATTGCAGCTTTGAGATGGAACTCAAATTGATTGCCATTCCAAGGACCGATTTTTGTTAAGTTGTGTTTTCGGATCTGGCGTCCGAAATAATCTCTCATGTGTTTTGAAAGACTCATTTAATTTGTATATTATCTTTTTCAATGATCTTTGCTTTACCTTCTAATTCGTTTTGTGGATCACCAACTTCAAGAACTTCCTTAATAAAAATTTTATCAGGATTTGTTGTGATCTTAATCTTTTGATATTTAGCTGGCAGATCTTCTACATCAATTAATAACTCAACTGACTTTGATTTTCTCCAGCTAATCGTAGCTCTAGAATCTGATAACTTAGTGCCTGCTTGTATAAAAGTTTGTAAATAAGTTGTTAACCATTGTTCTTTTTTAACAGACCTTTCTGTTCTGGCTTTTAACTTATCTAATTCTTCTTCTAAAGCTTTAGTTTCAGCACGTTGATTTTTAATCATCGTAGCAATGTGAAGTCCAAGACTCCATTGCTCAGACTCAACGAGCTTCATTTTAGATTCTATATCACGTAATGTTGCTTCATCAGCAACTTGATCAGAACCGTATTCGATTATAGCACTGGCTTCATTCCATAGTTTTTCTAACTCGATTGTTGTTTCGTATAATTTCATTTTTTTTGAATCCTTTAATTAATTTTTTATCGTTTACTAACACTCTCTGTATGGCCTTACGGCCTCTGTCTGCGTTCTCTAATACTTCGACTTTATTTCCTAACCACCGTAACCTAGAGGCATTAGTTACAACGCCTCCAAGTTTGGCAGCAGCAGCCCTAGCTTCGTCATAGTTTTCAGAGAACCTTTGGGCTAGCAGTTCTTGATTCTTTCTTCCTACGACGAAGTAGGCTAATAACGTTGTAGGTCTTAGCTGCATTAGAACGGTACTTCACCAACTTCTTCATCTAGGTTTACTTCTTCTTGTGTGGCGGTCTTACCCATTGAAGCGTCAAGTGCTGCACGTAGTTCTAAATCTGATGTTTTCATCTCACCTTGCCAAGGTTGTGGCTGCCATTCGTTTTGATACCATCTTAGCGTATTCTCTGGTAAATAACCTAAAGCCTTACCTTTGTTTTTACCAAAATGTATTATAGCAGTACGCCATGATTCACCATCTGATGCCTCAGTATGTACAACTTCCTGTACAGGCTTAGGTGCTGGAGTATAAGACTTTACAGGTTTAGCCTCAGCAACTGGTGTTTCTGACTCGACTGGTATTTCTTCTGCTGGTGTAGTTTCCAACCCAGCATCCATAAGGACGACCACATGAGCGAAAGCACTTCTACATACACGACTAATAGCCCTAGTTTGGGCCATAGCACGCTGTGCATACTTTGGGCGTGCTGCCCAGAGCTTTTCATCTTTGCCTACGTAGCCCTCTGCTTTGCCCCTTACATTGCCAGACGAATCAAGAAGGGAAGCAACTGCTATAACGCCTTCGTCAGTCTCAGTCACACTATCTATTGAGGCTATACAGCCATGTGCTGCTGCGATAGACTGCCAGCCCTCTACACGCACGTATTTACGTCCCTGTATAGGCTGAGAAGTCTTTATGACTATATCACGGCATAGGCCAGCTACATCAGTAGCTTGGCGGTGGTTTAACTGTGCTTGGTTAGTGGTTGTGGCGAGTTCGTTAGTCATTCTTAATATCCTCATTTGGGTTTACGTCATTACCTGTCTTTTTATAAGTAACAGGATCTTGGTTGATATCACTTGTTGTTATTAACTGAGTCCTAAGTAGGCTTTCAAAGAAGCTATCAAAGGACGGCATTTCATTTACTTTGTTATTCATTTTTTTTATGGGTTTAGTTGTTTTCTGACAAAATGGTTAGCTTCTCAGCAGCTACTGCATAGCCTTCATTTATAATGAATCGGATCAGCTTACCTGTACTGATACCGCATTTCTTAGCCGTTGATTCAAGCATCTTCTTGGAATCCTCCGACAATTCAAAGGCAATAATATGGCGTTTAGTTTGTGGCTTTTTCATAGTAACGTTAAACAATGTAAAAATACTTTTAACATAGTCAACTTAATTTGTAAAAATAGTTGTTGATTTATAAACCCTCGTTCCCAAGTTCGCTTATGTTCTTTATGCTGTATAGAGCAGCCCATAGTACATTTTTGGAGGTTTCATTCATTTCCCTCCACCTCATGTCCCTAGTGTTGCCTCTATCAGCACTAGGGACTTTTTATGCAGTGAGAAAACTAGACGACGCTCGAAGCCCACTGGGTGCGGAACTCTAGAGTTATCGGTGACAGGCTTGATCAAAGTTAGACCCACCTGTCTTAATTCCAGTAGAACGAAAGTTCTGTGAAGGCATAACCCATAAGTTAAAAAGGACAATACCGAGCTTGGTTATGTATGTTGGCAACCCCGACTCAGTCTGATGGCATCTGCTATGACTACACTTCCTCCTATCAAGGGGTGAAGTGTGGACCCATACCTCGAACTGATAACATAAACTATACTTTAATATAAATATAAGTATAATGAAAATATCTAACTAATCGTACAAAGGATAGTATCTCAGGGATATGAATAATATCACATCAGACTAGTAGCTCTAGATGGTGTCTGAAGATGAGAGTTCGAGCCTCTCTTAGTTAGTGTATTATATGTGATACATTGAGTCTTAACATTACTTAAGATATAATACATTAGGTATTAACTTAATTGTAACTATTAAACAAATACATAAATATTGACAAAATAGATAATATTAATAGCCACTAGAATGTGGCCTCTGCCAAGATTAAGACCGCAGTTATTATTTCAGACCTACATTGTGGATCTACTGTAGGCTTACTGCCACCTGATTTCGTTACTGAAGATGGTAATGAGATTAGACAAAACCCATTGCAAAAGTGGCTATGGGAGTGTTGGATTTATGCCCATGAATACAAAACAAAGTTACTCGGAAAAGATCCGCATTGCCTTATCGTCAATGGTGACTGCATTGAAGGAAACCATCACAGGACTATTGAAATCGTTACACCTAATGAGGGAGAACATCTCCGTATCGCAGAGACCGTATTGGGAGGAGTATGTGCCAAAGCCACAAAATCTTATTTTATCAAAGGAACTGAATGTCACGTCAAAGGGTACGAAACGATCCTTGGCAAAATCTTTAAAGCGGAAAAAAACCCTGAAACGCAAATCCCGATCTTCGACAGACTAGATTTAAATATTATGGGAAACTTGATGTCAGTTAGGCATCATTTCCCAACAACAAGTAGGAGTTATCTTGAAGCATCACAACATACGATCCAACTGGGTAATGCAGTTAATGAGGCTGTACGAGTGGGCGATACTCCTCCTAATATTATTGTGGGTGCTCACCGCCATAGGACTGGTCATTATTGCGATGGTAATCGTCTCACAGTCGTTACTGGAGCATGGCAAGGTCTTACTCGGTTTGGATTCAAAGTAGTACCAGACGGCAGACCTTGTCCTAGTATTTATATTTTAGACTGGCGTAACCGTAAAGAAGGTGAATTGCCAGAAGTACATTTTAGAGCCTTTAACCCACCTAAACCCAAGGTAGTAGAATGTTAGTCACAATAGGCAAAGACTCATATGAAAAGATGTGGAATGAGTTTAATGAGACTCAAGTTCCAGAGACTCCACCAGAAGGTGCTATATCAGCCAGAGAATATGCACATAAGTTTAAAGTAAGCCTAGATAAGGCTGTAGGCATATTAGAACGTGGGGTAATACGTGGTGAGCTAGAATGTAAAATGTATAGGCATATACGCAGCAATAACAGATGCGTAGCCACTAAGTTCTATACAATAAAGAAAGTTAAGCCTCGTCACCGCCGATAGGTGCCATCTCGAAGCCTGGTTTGTCCTTTGTGATCTGGCCTTCCCATAGTCTAGCAATACCTGAAGTTTGAAAATCAACTTCATACTGCCATGAGCCATCAGGATTGTTTATGTAGGCTACAACCTGCCCAGGTTCCTGTGATGTCAGTTTATACACTACATCGTAAAAACTGTATTTCATGTCTAGGCTCATGCCTTTGTTTTAAGGCTATGAGCTTAGTCGTCAAGACTCCGAAAGTTGTTTAGTCCTAAAGAATCCGTCATACATAGGGTAATCCCTATGGAACTTCCTAGCAAAGTAAGGTGACGTATTGTTACTTATTTTATACTGACCACTTACAGTCATAATGGTTGTTTCCCATCTAATACGATGAAGTATCATATCAGATGATAAATGCTTATGACCACGCTTTATAGCTTGAAAAGTAAAGTCCACAAATAAATCCCATACTCTAGGATTCTTGGCTATGAACTGATTAAACTTCTTTTCTAGCCTAGTCTCATAGCCTTCAAAGTTTATTTCTTCTTGTAATGTGTTCATTTTTTTATTTCTACTAATTTCATTCCGTAATTATCTATATCATTTTTAATCAAAATATTTTGCTTTTTAATCAGTTTATTTTTCTTAAAAGATTTATAATCTACTTTATGATGCCATCTGTTAAATTTCCAAACAACAGTAGCTACGTCAGGATGTAATTCAGCTAATGCTTCAGCCATTTTTTTCCTACCATCATTAGCGTATAGCTCATCAGTGTTACCACCTTTCATACGCATAGTAGTAACTTTACCAGCAAGAAAAGCGTTAAATAAAATAGTACACCAGCCGTCTTTTAATACCCTAAGAGACAAATCTGTATCTTCATTGTATCTACCTCGCCATTTATAAAGTAAGTTATTTTTGATTAAGATACATGAATAGACTCTAGTATTTAAATAAAAAGGCGGTACTGGATCAGTAGATTTACAAAAAGAATAATAATTAAATCCTGATAATGCTACATTCTCGTATCTATCAGTAAAATCTTCAGCAGCTTTAAATATAGAACCTGTTAAAACAACAGGCTTAATATTTCTATTTAATCTATTAAATGCCTCAATGTTATCATCAAGTATCCAATGCCTTTTAGCTCCTATACTTACAGAATGATCCCAAACCCAATTACGTGCAGGTATTGAGCCTTGTCCTAGATTACTAAAAGGTAATACATATATTTTATTAGGATCTACAACAGAAGCATAGTTGTCATATTCTTGAGGCTCTATGACTATATGGTATGGTACTTTCATCCTTTCTAAACTTTTAACAGTTAAAGGATTTTTCCAACGACCCTTAGATATAATATAAATAGGATAGTCAGGATTCATCTACATATCTTTTAGCTGAATTAATGCCTCTGACTAATTGTGGATGCCAAATGCTTTTAGTTTTATCTGTTAACTTTTGACTTATAAGAATAGAAAATTCATCTAAATCTTTTTTAGTGGCAAATCTAACAATGATACTACTATAAGGTCTTTGCTTTTCTTGCACAAATTCAGGCATACCAACCCATTCTTCAAAAACTTGTATTTTGTCTGTGTTTGTTAGATCAAAATCCTGTTGTTTTAAGCTCATTTGCGTTTGAATTTAGCTTTAGCTTTATTCCATAACATTCTAACGCCTGTAATAAAAAAGAATTTGCAACCCCATTTAGGATCAAACCAAACGTTATTATCTATCTGTTGCTGCAATACCCTAAGTTGACCACGTATAAGCTCGTTAACTTTCATGTAGTCGGCAGCTTCTTCTTTACTATGTAGTAGCTCAGATTTTAACATTAAGTTACGATCTGCTTCAGCTTGGCACTCTACACGTAAACCAGTCATAGTTGTATGCAAATCGCCTAAATTACTAAGTAAAAGATTATAGCTTATATCTAACTTTTTGTATTTACGTTTAAGTGAATCAAACGCTTTACGATGCTGCTTTGGTGTTAATGTTTTAATTTTTGTTTTTGTTTTCATTTTTAATTTTCCAATTCTTTATACGTTTATCAAAATCTTTATCTTTTTCTAAGTAAGTTTCTAATTCTTTGCTTAAATAACCACCTAATCGCATCATCTTTGGACAATGCTTTTCAATTAGTGCGATTATACGTTGGTAACTTTCACTTTCTGTATCGGTATGTTTTACAATTCGTCGGCAGGTTTCCATTTTTTAATAGTTTTTAAAAACGCTTCAGCTCTACGTTTAGCAGATGCAAATATTTCCATAGTATCTTCATCTGAATCATAGCCTGGTGTAAGGTATGTTGAATATATGATTTGCTGTTCAGTTGATAAATATTTCTCAGCATCGTGCATCAAATTTAAACAGCTAGAATATTCAGGTGGAGACCATCTTATTAAACCTGCATGGTTACTATTACGCCATGAACGATATTTGTCTTTATACCAGCCACAAAATATAGCTATTGCCTTGTCTTGTTGTAACGGACTCATTTTATTTTTAGATAATACGTTAAGAACAGATTAACTTAAAAGTTTTCAAACGTGTTAGGTATAACTTCTAAACCACCACCATACTTAATAATAAATAGGTGTGCGTCGTCTAACGTTGGAAAAGTTAATAGGTAACGACCTGTGTGGATCGTTACCCATATAGCGTAAGGGTTCATAATTTGCCCAGGCATTTAGGTTACAAGGCAAACATAAACCAAACTGCAACAAGTGCTATAGATAAAAACAATATAGAACCTACGATCTCTTTGATATCTTCATTATTTAATTTTTTCATGGTATTTATTAAGTTTAGATTGTAAGAAGTTAATAAGTTCACGTACCTGTTTGTTATTTAATGTAGGCCAACCCATAGAGTTGGTTGGCTTTGTAACTGATACCGTAAAACAATCTTGAGCGTAATGCGTTGCTACGAACACATGATCATCACTTTTTACAGTGAAGTGCATATCTGTAATAGTAAGTTTATTTTTCATTTCGTATAACAAATTAATACATTGTATAACATTGTCAATACTTAAAATTAGTTATTAAAGTAGTTAGGTGCCTAATTACGTAACTTTTTTCGTTTGCATACGTCTATAAAACATATACTCGTAGTATTATGGTTTCCACTAACGACAGTATTTTAGACACTATTGTTAATCCAAAGAAGTAATACCGTATGGTAATACCTCCAGAAGATGATTTAGATAACCCAAAGGTTATAGGTGATGTCTGTGCTCGTTTAGCAGCAGGTGAGACAACTCATTCTGTATGTAAGAGTTACAAACATTCGTTTGCTCGTAGATTCTGGAATAAGATGAAAGATGACCCAGAGTTTGCAACAACTATAGAAAAAGCTAGGATTGCTGGTGTTGAAAGCCTTGTAAGTGAGATCATTGAAATAGCGGACAATTCAACTCCACAAGACGTTGCAGTAGATAAGTTGAGAGTTCATGCCAGACAATGGTATGTAACCAAAATGAACCCAAAGAAGTATGGTGATCGTGTACATACCGAATTAACAGGTAATGACGGAGCACCATTAATCATTTCTTGGCAATCTGAGCCAAAATAAAGCCTTTTAACATTTAAAGGGATACGCCATACCCCTTGAACATAATAATCCCTTATACGCCACGTAAAGCCTTTGTACAATGGCATAGCAGATCACAACGTTGGTCTGTCCTTGTTGTGCATAGACGTGGCGGTAAAACCGTATCAGGTATCAATGAGCTGATTAAAGAGGCCATGAAGTGCCAGTTAAAAGCACCAAGGTTTGCTTACTTAGCACCTTACCGCAAACAGGCCAAAGAGATAGCATGGGATTACCTTAAGCAGTACACAGCACCGATTCCTGGTCGTGTTGTCTCAGAATCCGAATTGCACGTTAAACTGCCTAACGAAGGTCGTATAACCCTATACGGTGCAGACAACGCAGAAGCACTTCGTGGTATATACCTTGATGGCATAATCATAGACGAACCAGCAGATATGGACGCTTCAGTATGGTCATCAGTCATCAGACCTGCATTATCAGACCGCAGAGGCTGGGCTACATGGATTGGTACACCTAAAGGTCGTAATAGCTTTTTTAGGTTATATGACCGAGCAGTTAATGACCCAGAATGGTTTACAATGATCTTACCTGCATCACGTTCAAACATCATAGCACAAGACGAATTAGAGTCTGCTCGTAAGAGCATGAACGAGTCAGAATACAATCGTGAGTATGAATGTAGCTTTGAAGCAGCTATTGCAGGCAGCATTTATGGCGACGCTATTGCCAAATTGCGTGCAAATAACCAAATCCAAGACTATGAACCAGATAACGATCTGCCATTTGATACATTCTGGGACGTAGGTGATAGCGACTTTACCTGCATTTGGCTGGTACAGTTTGAAGGCAGACACATTAATTTAATCGATTACTACTCAGCAAGCGGACAAACAACAGGTCATTATGCAAGCAAAGTCAGAGAATGGGGAGATAAGTACAGAACAACAGTCAGAACTAACTTCCTGCCCCATGATGCAGATCACATCAGACGTGGTGGATCGTGGAGAACTGATCTTACTAACGCAGGTCTTAGCCACATTACGATTGTCCCTAGAACGCCTGACATCTGGCTTGGCATCAACGAACTCAGATCACTACTGCCAAGATGTTACATCCACAAAACCAACTGCTCAAAGACGTTTGGAAGTACAGATAATAGTGCACCCAGTGGACTCGATTGCTTAGAATACTACCATAAACGTGAAGAAACGGATCGTGACACAATCTATGAAAAACCAGTGCATGATGAGTTTAGTCATGGTGCTGATGCACTTAGGACTATGTCAGAAGCTCACAGACTAGGTATGATTGAAGGCACATCGTTCGTTGCTCGTGAATCTAGGCATACACCACATAAAGTGTTGCGTGGACCTTCACCTCAGTCTTACTCGGTAAAGAAGAAAAACAAATCAATCCGATAATGGCTATCTTACCCACAAGCAATACAGGCAACACCAAAGCCATAGATAGGACTGCTGGTGGATCTAAACCTGATAGCACTCCAGCTACAGGAACAACAAGCACTACAATTACAGGTGCAGTTACTAGCGTTAACGGTTCAATAGGAGTTGGTGCTAGTCCTACAACAGGTAATGTAAGTGTATATTTAAACACAACAGGTGTTACTGCTAACACATACGGATCATCTACAACAGTTCCAGTAATCGCTGTTAATGCTCAAGGTCAGATAACATCAGCAACTAATACGAGCATTAGTACACTTACCAATCCTATGACTACATTAGGTGATAGCATCTATGGTGGTACATCAGGTACAGCTACTCGTTTAGCTGGCAATACAGGATCACGCAGACAATATTTTTCACAGACAGGTACAGGTAGTGCATCAGCAGCACCAGCTTGGGTTAACGGACCTAGCTATAACGTAAATGATTTTGGTATATTTGGTGGTAGCGGTGACGTTACATCAAAGATTAATACCATGATTGGTTTAGTACCTGATTATGCCACAATCTATTTTCCGAGCAGCTCTGGTTACTTTGAGATAGATGGTACTATTACAATTACTAATCGCTATCTTTCGTTTAAAGGCGATGGTCCACAATCAACCGTATTCACAACAGGTAACTCAACTAATACGCTAATCAGTACATCTGGTGGTGTGTTTAGCATGAGTGGTATTACATTTGTCACATCAACTAGAACCGCAGGAAACCCACTTGTTTATTTAAGCAGTACCAACAATGCAGGTACTATGGGTAATTTTTCAGATGTTTACTTTGGCTCAATCAATGGTGATGGACTCAAATTGTATAACTCTTTAATCAACGCAGTTAATTGTACATTCCAAGGTGGTGCATCAGCAGGTGTATTATTCCATGCTGTTCAAAGCGGAATAGTAATGAGCAACTGCAATATCCATAACGCTAACAACACAGCACCTGCTGCATGGATACAAGGCGTTGCTACATCAATTCAAATTAGCAACACAGAGTTTGGTGGTGGTGGATCACTTTATAAGTACACACCAAGTAGCGTAGCAATTAGTGGATCAACATTAGTAATCAATGTAACCACATCTACAGGCTTTAACGTAGATGATTACGTTATATTGCAGAACATGACCTCAGCTAATTTCAATGGCTTTTTTAGAATAAGTTCTACTACATCTACATCTATTACGGCTATTGCTACACCATTTTACGCATTACCATCAGGTACGTGTACAATAGGATCAGGAACAATCTGCACAGTACCATGTGCTTTGTTAATTGATAATGGCAATAGTGCCGTAAATGAATCAATTATTAGCAACTGCTTGTTTGGTGCTACGGCTGATCCATCGCAGGCAATATCAGCATCTATTTACTTTCAAGCTACATATAGCAGCACATTAGAAGGTTGGTGTATATCTAACTGCTTCTTTGATTATGGAGCAGTTGGAATGATAATCGAAAGTTCAGCAGTAGCAGCTTTCAGAATAAACATTAACAACTGTATATCTAAAGCCAGACTTGGGCAGTATCTTATTTCTAAAAGTCCAAGCGTAATGATTAACAGTTGTCAGGCTAGTGATAGTCCAAGGCTTACAAATTTACCTGCTTGGGTGTCAGGCACTACTTATCATTTACAAGATTACATTAGCTATAGCGGTAACAATTTTTATTGTATCAATACTTCGCCATCAGGATTTGTAAGCACAACCGCACCATCGTCAGATACGACTAATTGGATCAATATGGGTCCAATACCATTACTATCATTTGGCGTATATGCTTATTCAGATTCAGGTGCTAAATCAGAAGGCTTACATATAACTAGTTGTTATCTTGGTGGTACACCACTTTGGAATGGCATTAACTACTCACAAACAACACCTACGTATTCCGTAGTAATAGATGGTCA